GGTTTGGCCAACGTCAGTTGACCACTTTCTGCTGTCATTGTAGTTTGTCCCTTCATTGTGTGTTCTTGCCCGTCTCCGCGGCATGCTGCGGGGGCGGGCTTTTTGTTGGTGTGCATGCCTAAAGTCTTTCGGAGCGATTGGTCGTGTTGCGGATGAACCAGCGCGACCAGCGGTTCGTTTCTTGAGCGGCGTCCCAGCCGCGGCACCATCCGGCGCTGTAGCTGCCAATGCAGGCGATGACCGCCATGCCGGTGAGGAAGGCGACGATGAGGTAGTCGATCATGGCGCGACCTCCGTCTGTTGGAGTTTGCGGTAGGCGCTAATGGCCCCGCGGATGATCTCGCGCCACTGACCTTGGTGACGCCACTTCATCCACGCGCAGATCGACGACTTGAGCGCCGTGCGCGTGGTGGCAACTTCGTCCAGCGTGAGCGCCGGAACGGTGTATTGGTGTGGGTTCATTGTGTGTTCTTCTTGTCTCTTCGGTGTTGAATGCGCTGGCACATTGCCGACGCGAAAGTGACCCAGTTCGGGTTGACGTCTTGTCCCTCGTCCGCGAGCCACTTGTGAATGGCGCGGAAGCCCCAGCCCTTCGACCGCAACACTTCGACGGCATCGACAAGTTCGCCGGAGTAGTTGCGTTGGTCGCCGCGGGGCGCAGCGTGGGCTTTATCGATCAGATTCATGGGGCGTGGGCGTTAGGTGTATTACACCTTCAGACGCAAAAAAGTCGGAGACAATCTTGCTGACTTGCTTGGCGAAGCTCCGGTGTTCGGCGCGGGCGCGGTCTTCAATGACTAATGCGAGATCACGCGGCATCGAAATGCTTTTGCGGGTGATGGTGGGTTTGGTGGGCATGGGCTGGTTGGGTTGCTATATTCGGATCACTGCGCTGGTGCAGAGTTCGCAGTCGCACGGCAGAACCGTTTCAGCGCGTGCGGCGCGGCGCGTGTCTTCGTGAATTCCGTGGACGCAGCCGACGGGATCGCCAGACCACTTCCATCCTTTTTTCAAGTCGATCCAATAGCCATCGCTGTCGCCGTATTCGCTGGCGATGTGCTTGGATGACACTTTTTGCGGCTTGCTCATTGCGCGTCCTCGTCGTGCGGCGCACGTTCCGGCGTAGCGGCCTCCAATGCGCGAAGGTTGGCAATATTTTTGACAGCGCGTTGGTAACGCTTCTGCGACTGCTGGTCGCGCCATTCGGTAAGCGGCGTGGCTTCGTGGCCGTCAGCCGCTGCGTCGTTCCAGACCAACCAATCAACCAAGTTCGATAGCTCGTCCAAAGTGAAGTAAGGGCCACGACGATTGAGTAGCTCAATGTCGCGGATAGCTTCGGGACTAAACTCTGCTTGGCACCAGATTTTCTTTTTAAGGTTGGACTTGCTGACCGTCAGCACAGCTTCGATGTGGTATGTTTTCATTGTGTGTGTGGAGCTTCGATTTGCATCGAAGTTAGGTGCATTACACCATGTGTCCTACACCTCGTCCAGAAAAAAATGATGCCCCCATCAAATTTTTTTCCGGCTGAATTTGAAGGTCTGATTTTCGCGCAGGAACTTCTTCGCTTCGGGATAGCGGGTCGCCAAGATTTCCAACGTGGCGCGGGTAAAGTCGCCCCCGTATTGCGCGTCGGCCACGCCTTGGATGCGCTCGACCAAGTCATTGGGGAACGAGAGGCTTTTGACCACGCGATCCTTTGACCGGCGATTGCCGCTTGCGCTGGTTTTCTTTTTCATGGGGGCAAGTGTCATTCACCTTCATACACCTGTCAAGTGCGTCGGCCAACAATTCGGATGGGGTAAAACCCTCATGCCGTGCGATGTGCAATATGAGTTCAATAACGCGGTGTTCCATATCGGTGGGGAGAATAGAGAATGGCATAGGACATCCGTAGACCGCCCCCCCCCCGCAACCAGAAAATTATTTAGCGGAACGGCGGGCCTTGACTTTCCGCTTCACGCGGCGCTGGTAGACGGGATTCGTGGCGTAGTAGCGGGCCTTGCGCTTCGACTCGGCCTTACGGAACTTGGGATCGCTGGCATACCGCTCGGCGTAGCGTTTCCGCATCGCGGCCAGTTGCTCCTCTCGGTCGGCGTAAGGCATACGGTTTAGTCAAACCCATGCCTAAAGCGTATGCAATATCTAAAACGTGTACTAACTGGGTGTGCTAACTTTCAGTCTTTCCTGCCGTTTTACAGAGAAAGAGGCGAGGGTCGGAATCGAACCGACGTTTCGTGTAACCACTTCTGTTACAGATAAAAAGAACTATTTTCTTGATGCATATTAGGCATTTTAGTGTATAGCTGGCTGGGTCAACTATGGCTTCCGTCGTCACTATTCCCAGCAGCCCCTATTGGATGAGTCGCATGCGCGTGTGGGTGTCGTCAGCGGAGCATCCCGACGGCGGGTTCTGGCGACAGACAATGCGTAGCACAAAGCTGCCGCACAAGACAACCTCGCGCCGCGCCGCCAAACACTACGCCGACGAGATGGAGCGCATCGGTCGGGAGCTACGCGACCAGATACCGGACGAGGTGTGGATCAGATCGCGCTTGGACGCCCTCATTCGCGCCGCGGGCGTGAAAGGGGTGCAGAGGCGCACGACTTGGGAAAAGGCCGCACAAGGCTTTCTGGAAGCCAAAACAGCCAAGCCTCGCAGCCTTGAGAGCTACACCAAACATGTCGCCCACTTTGCTAATTTTCTTGGACAGCGCACGCGGCACGACCTCCGGTCGGTCGAGCCGGACGACATTAGCGCGTTCTACCACGGACTGCTCAAGCGCGGCTTGTCGCGCACCAGCGCCCAGCAGATCACCAAGACCGTCCGCTCTGTCTTTCATCGCGCCCTCCACCTCCGGCAAATTGACGCCAATCCGGCGGCGCTGTTTCGTATGAGCAAGGACGCTTCGCCGTCGGGCCGGAAGCCTTTCAGCGCCGAAGACATCAAAGGCATCCTTGCCGCCGCGGAACCGGAATGGCGCACTGCCTGCTTGTTCGGGCTGTACTACGGCATGCGTATCGGTGACGCCACGCGCCGACGCTATGAGGACATCAAGGACGGCGTCCTGCACTTTGTGCCGGAAAAGAAAAGCCGCAAGGGCGTTGTCGTGTCGGTGCCGCTAGTGGGTGAGTTGACCGGCCTTTCCGGCAAAGGGCCGGTCACGCCGTCCTTGGCCAAGCTGTCGGCATCTGTCGCCTCTCGACAATTCTCCGTATTGCTCGACCGCGCTGGCATTACCCGCGAAAAGACCAAGAGCAAGGGCGCAGGCCGCGGCATTACGGACAAGACGTTCCATAGCTGGCGTCACACCACCAACAGCATGCTGGTGGATGCCGGTGTCGATCAAAGGGTGCGTCAGCTAATCTGCGACCATGACAGCACAAAAGTATCGAACAACTATACCCACGCGTCCATTGAGACGATGGCCAAGGCGCTTACTGGCCTTGCCGCGTTAACCAGTGACCAAACGCCACCAAAGCCGCCCACGCCAAAACCACGCCGATGATGCCGGTCGTCATCTGCGCCAAGTCGCGTTGTGCCCGCGGGAGTCGAGGTGGACGAACGAGCGATACAGCCCCAGACCGCCTTTGAATAGTCCCTCCCGCCGGAGGTCGAGGAGAACGAGGTAGAGCGAGGCCGGTTGGGCGGTGACCAAATCCACCGCGTTGAACTGAACGTGCGTCGAGTTGGCCACGCCTCCGATCTTCCGGTTGTAGGCCGCGTCCCGATAGGCGCTTGTAATTCGGATCGGCTTGCCCAGCCGGTTGCGGGCCTCTTGCAAGGTCTTGGCCGTGCGCTCCATGTTTGGCCACAAGGCCGCGGGCGGGTCGGTGTTGAGTTGGAGTTTCGCGTCACTTCCACCGCGGAAGAAAAACTCCTTCGCGGTGAAACTTTTGACGCCCCATTTGTCCAGCATACGCTGGAATGCTTGTTCGCTTGTTACCATGTGAATTTTCCCTTGATCCAGAGTTGGCGTTTGAGCAGATCGATGTCGGCTCTAAACTCGTATTGTTTTGTTTGTGTCGTGACCGGCGTGAAAATCGCGGTCATCGTCCAGCGGTTTATTTCTCGACCGGAATCGCTCGACGCACTTCGGTATAGGTCACCGGCCCAAACCACCCGTCTTGCTCGACGTTGACAATCGCCTGTATCTTTTTGACGTCCTTGGTCAGTGCAGAGTTGGTGAAGTAGTTCGCCGCGCTGACCAGCGCAGCGATGATAAAACCCACGACCGCCTCTTGGTCGAGGCGACCGGCGAGCGATGGGTCGAACTCCGACAGCCGGACGACAATGGTAGCAATAGCTCCGGCAATGACCGGCGTGGCGATTGTTCCGATGCGGGAAACAAGGAACTTGGTTACAAGACGCTTGATCATAGCTTGATGCGCTGCACCGCGCTTTCGATGGTAAAGCGGAGAAGCGATTCGGTTGCTTCCACCCCAAGAGATTTTGCGCGTTCCCGCAAAAGGAACACGGCAGTATCCCTTTTCATGTCGCTGCTTTTGCGCGTGTCATTCAAAGAGCGGACAATTTCTAGAGCAAGTGGCAACAACGCACTGGCGCCGGATACGAAAAGCTGTTGAAGGATTGGTGCGTAAAAGTTCCAAACCGCGGAACCTACGCCCATCAATTTGGCGAGGAATGTTTTCACGTTTTGACTAAACCGCCCGCATAACGGGGGGTCAAGGGTTTGAGGCTTCGGGTTCCGCCAACTGCTTTTCGATGCTTTGCATGATCGGCAAAATGACCACCGCGGCATTGGCTCCACCTTGTCGGATTGCGGCGTCCAAGGCTTGCTGCGCCACCTTGGCCTCGGCTTCGGTGAGTGTGACGGTCTTATTCATTGGGCTGCTCCTGCTGGCTGGCCAAGTAGGCCTGTGTCGCAGGAATCGCGGCCAATACCGCTTGGAAAGCGGCGGCGAGTTCGGGAACCGCCTGCATGATTTCGGGCGTCAACGGCGCGGTCATCTTTTGGACGAGGCTTCCGTTGGCCAGTTCGCCGTCTGCGGTGGCGGGCAAAAGCTCCACGGTGATGGAACCAGAGTCCGCTGTCGGCTGGATGGCGGACAGACTGTAAACGTGCAGGCGGTCGTAGACCTTGGCGGCTACGGCGGGCGTTTCGATGGGTGTTGGATTTGTTAGCATAAGATTAGGCGGCAACGCACAGCACCTTGTAGGCGGTGCCAGCGGCGTCAAATAAGGTCATCGTGTGGGTGGCTGTCGGTGTCTCGGCCACGGCATTCTGGTGAATGCGGAGTTGGCCTTGGAGCGGGCAGAAGTCACTATCGTCCGCAAGGCGCGATTGAAGAACAGTGCTGCTACGCTTCAACGCGGGGAAACTTGTTGTGCTTCCTCCAAACTGAAGCCGATCAAATCCATTTGACGCTGCGTTTAGCAGTCGAATAACTCCAGACGCTATGTTGCCAACAATAGATGAATTGCCTTGAAATGTGAGGTTGCTGACTATGGATAATGAACCAGTGCAAGTTATGGCGTTACTGGTTCCCGCAATGGTCATCCGTGTAGTTCCATCCGTCTGAAAAACAAGATCCCTCGCCGTCCCGCCGCCAGATCCCTTCTCCGTGCCGATGATGGCGACATTGCTTGCCCAAGCCAAACGTAGACGTTCGTGGTTCGTGGCGGAGGTATGCGTATTATATATGTTAAAGGTTTGGGCGTTGGCCGCATTTCGGAGGGCGAGGGTGTTTGCGGCGTCGTCTCGCGTCAAAACAACGTCACCGCCTGTGGTTGAAGATCCAGTCCCGAATTGAATGTTGGTTCCTATGCCAACAATGCCGCTAAAATTAACGCCTACTCCCGCTCCTGTGCGGGTGCGAGCCGTCCACGTAAGTCCGCTCCCGCCGCAAGTGATAAGAGTTGCAGGGATGGTTGATTCGCCGCGCCTAATTGAAAATGCCTGTGTCCCATCAAGAGCGAAGCTCAAGTATGCGCTTGCACTGGCGCTTGCCGTATTAGTCAGTGCGAGGTTTAGCCCAGTAAAAGTCGTGCCGCTTGCATTCCAAGTCTGCGCCAAATCCAGCACAGGCGCGGACGCCGTGAGCGTGCCGTTATTGGCGGCAATGTTGCCATTGACTTGCAAGGTCGATGTCGGAGGCGCTGTGTATGGCCCAACCGCAACCTTGCCGCCGCCCCTAACGAGATACAAATCGGTTGAGTCTAAAAGATTGATGTTCGGAATCGTGAAATGAGTTCCGTAAAATTTGGTGCTTCCATACTGACTAAACAGCGTCAGCAACTCTGGATCACCCGTGAGATTGCGCGACACTAAACTTGTGAAGGTGCCTGCGGCGGGCGTGGTGGAACCAATTGGCTGACTTTCGACCAGCATGCGACCATTGCCAAGTGGGCCAGATACGGTGCGTGTTGTTCCGGTGGGCAGACCGGACAAATCAAACTTCAATTCTTTGCTCGGATCGGTCGAATTGTAGAGTTCCCAATTGCCGTCTGCATTCACCTCTGGGAACGCGCCAAGATAAGTCCAATCCGCGGCCACGCCGTTGTTGGCCACACGGCAATACAGTCCGGCGGGCCGTCGGTTGATTAGCCACACGCCAGAACCGGCCTTGCATAGATATACGGAGTCGAGTGCTGGCGTCCCAACGGTAACTGGCAACGCTGTGGGGTCAGCAACTACCCCATTTATGTAGCTCGCACCTCCCGATCC